CTAGCCGCAGAAAAAGTTAAAACCCAGCTAGAGCGTAGGGGAAAAGGACTAGGCATCCGTGTAGCTGTTAAAACTACCGGATGCTCAGGACTTTCTTATGTTATAGAATATGTAGATGTACCCCGAGTAGAGGACATGAGTTTTGTTACTCACGGTATACACGTATTCGTAGATCCTAAGAGTCTAGTTTATGTGGATGGTATTGAAATGGATTGGGTTCGCAATGGACTCAACGAAGGATTTGATTTTAAAAATCCCAATGAAAAAGCTCGCTGTGGTTGTGGCGAGAGCTTTACAGTCTAATATTTTCCCACAGGTAATGTAGTACTAGCAGGTAGATCCCAAATTTTCTTCTGCTCTACTCCCTTGCGTTGAGCAAATCTTTTGGCATCACATTTAGAACACACATGAAAGAAATTGTTGTTTAATCTCTTACGATCTATCTTTTTTAAATCACGTTCAAACTCTGAATCACAGTTGTCGCAGCGAAATATGGCTATGGTTTTTACACGCTCATAACTGTGTGTAAAACCTAGTTTGCTGGTTCTAGAATAGGTATTTTTCTGTCTTTTAGTCTTAATAAACATCAAGTATTTACATTAGGCTTTTAAAATATTGGGCTAAATATTAGAGAAAGTTTTATTCTTAGGATCAGCCATGGCGAGAAAAGTAATTGATGTAGGTGTAGTCGGTAATGACGGCACCGGTGATAGTATACGTGATTCGTTCCGAAAGGTCAACGACAACTTCAGAGAACTATATAGTTCATTAGGACTTGGTGAAAAATTAACTTTCATCAACCTAGACGATACTCCTAATTCGTATATCGGATTAAACGATTCAACTGGTAATACACCATTATTAACAATCAACAATACCGAATCCGGCATTGCATTTAAACGACTAGTAGCAGGCACTGGTATTGCACTGGATTTTACCACTAACAATTCGGAAATACGAGTTCTTTCCGAATTTGCAGAAGTTGTCGGAGATCCAAATCCAAGACTAGGCGGAGACCTAAGTGCTCTTTCCGGTGGTAATCAATATAGAATCAACGATCTTACAACTCCAATAACTGCTAGTGAAGCTGTAAACAAAGCCTATGCTGATACCAAAATATCCAAGGCCGGTGTTAATGCCGTTGATCCTGCTACTAACTTAGCTACTACTAGTTTCGGTACCATGACTGGTCCGTTGATATTGTCAAGATCACCAGAACCTGATGATGATATTTTATATGACGGATTGATAGCTGCTACGAAATCCTATGTTGATAATGCATCATTTGGTAGTGTGAGTAATTTGTTTGTGGCTCTCAGCGGTCAAGATGAGAGGCCCGGACTAGCAAGAGAATTCCAAGGCCGTGCATTAGCCTATGCTTATAGAACCATCGAAGCAGCATGTCGCCGAGCAGAAGAATTAGTTTTAGAAGCACGTCAAGAAATTGGTCCTTACAAAAAGGTATTAACATTTAACAATCGTGCTGGCGATTGTACTTTGGCATTGGCACCTTTTGCATCTCCTGCTTCTGGTGTTGGGTTTAGCGGTGCTGTACGAATGAGCATAGATACTGCGATTATTAATATAGTTGGCAGCAACTATTTTCCAGGAGATATATTAACAATCAATGGAGGAACTATTGCACCGGGTGGTGGTGCTGCTTCTATTGAAGTATTAACTACTGTAACAACTCCAGGCGCTATTGCTACCTATAGAATCAAGTCTACAGGAGCCTATTCTGTGCTACCAGGTTCTGTGAGCGTAGGTACACTTATTACAACATCAGGTGCACCTGTAGCGATCGGAGCTATCGGTGTCGATGCTACATTTGATTTAACCTACAAAGTAAATTCTGTTTCAATTACTTCCGGTGGTAGTGGTTACAGTTTAGTATCTGTGAGAATTACCGGTGGCGGTGGCTCTGGTGCGTTTGGTACGGCTTTTGTCTCAGGTGGAATTGTAACTGGGATTACTATCACCGATCAAGGTAGTGGCTTTACCAGTATTCCAACACTGACTGTGGATCTTCCGAGGTTTGCTCTTAGAACAGATGGATTCAGAACTGATTTCACTGGAGATGTATTAACTAGTACTCCAGAAGCTATTCGTGGTCGAGATATCAGAGAAGGTTTGTTTTTATTCGGAGAAACTTCAGGAGCATTGGCTCAGATTCTAGGACATGACGGATCTTTAGATAGTTCAGGTAATGAACTATTCGATGTTGATATCAAATACGGTGCTTTCCAAGTTGGCGAAGTTATATCCTACGGTGATGTTACTAAAAACATTCATATCAGTATATTGGTAGAAAGTGGTATCTACGAAGAAAATTATCCTCTTAAACTTCCTCAAAACTGTTCTATCGTCGGTGATGAATTTAGACGTATAATCATAAGACCAAGAAGTGGCACTAGTTCAAGCCCTTGGGCTTTAAATAAATTCCGTAGAGATCTAACCATCGATGGATTAACCACAGCAACTAGACTGTATGGTTATCATTATCTGCAAGATAGTTCCGCACCAGTATATCCCAAGGTCGATAACAAAGGTGCTTATACATCTGCAGCAATATTAATTGATATAAACAGACAGTTTTTACAGAATGAAGTCATAGCTTGGATCGATTATCAGATAGCTAATAACATTGCGCCATTCACTACTACATTTGAATATGACGCCGCTGTATGCAAACGAGATGTAGGATTAATTGTTGATTCCTTAGTATTCGATTTGAAGTACGGCGAATACAACAGAACCATTTCAGCTGGTTTAAAATATTATCAAAATGCCAGCGGATTGATAGCTATCGGAGCTCAATTATCACAAACATTGGCAGCTATTACTAGACTAAACACCCTGATAACTTCTGTGATAGCTAACACTGCGATTACTCCTAATCAAATTATTTTTACCCAAACCATTGATTTTGCTTTCACAGCTGAAGCTGGATCATCTACTGTGATCAATGCGTTAATCGCTGCACTAAAAGATGTCATGGATGGTAGTGGTAGTGTAAACTATCCTAAAGATAATGATCAGATGGATGTGTTCCTAGCCAATGACGCTGTACGTTGGCAGGCTATCACCTGTCAAGGTCACGGTGGGTTCATGCTGACTCTTGATCCTACAGGACAGATATTAGCTAAATCTCCATACGCTCAAGAATGCGCATCATTCTCTAAGAGCATTGATGCACAGACATTCGCTGGCGGTATGTTCGTTGACGGATTTGCTGGTAACTTACAATGGAAACACACCAGTACCATAACCGGCCCTGGCATTACAACAGGCACTAGATTGAGTGTTAGTGGACTAGATCGATTCCCACAACTGCCAGCCAGCTTCTTGGTAGAGGACACAGTCTTTAGAGTAAACTATGTTCGAGACTATGTTTATTCAACTACAGGCAGCACAGCCACATTTGTGTTAGATGAAACTAATCCATTCTTAAGAACAGCTGGTTCTCAGACCTGTACCATCAGCACAGCATCTCCTGCCGTGATCACAAGAACTGAGCATAGATTGCAGTCAGGTTCAATACTAACCTTCTCAAGCACAGGAACTTTACCTGCAGGAATCTCAGCTACCGCTGAATACTATGTGTTGGCAGATGGATTAACCAACAATACCTTTAAGATCACAGCAACATTTGGATCCACTACAGCAGTAAACACAACCGCAGGCGGTACAGGAACTATCAGCTATCAAAGAACCTATGAATTATTGATGCCTGGCAATAGATCAATGTTGGGCAATGACTACACACAGATCAATGACATGGGCTACGGTATCTTAGCTACCAATGGTGGCTTGGTTGAAGCTGTGTCGATGTTTACCTACTATTGCTATATTTCATACTACTCTCTAAACGGCGCACAGATACGATCAATCGCAGGTTCCAGTGCTCACGGTGTATATGCATTAGTAGCAGAAGGTGCTGATCCTTTAGAGGTTCCAACTCCTACAGATGTATATGAAGATTTTTCACAGAAAGTAAAATGTTACTTTCCAAGTGCGTCGTTCGCTAATACCGCGACTGGTTTGATCATTTTCGTCTATGCCTATGACTACGTTCCACTAGGTGGCAGTGAATTAGAAATACATCATGTGATTTCAGGTACACCGGTATTGTTCCGTTATCCTGTCACTGCTGTGACACAATCAGATACGTTCCCAACTGGAGTGGTCCGACTCAATCTTACTGCAGGTGTAGGATCAACCAGTGCTGGATTGGCTGCTGTAGTTCCAGACGGAACAGTAATGACCTTAAGAAACAACGGACAGATAATTTTAACCAATGATCTTGTGGAAGTTGCTGTAAGACCATCTACTGGTTTAAAATTGCGTGAGACCGCAGATACTGTTTATCGAGTTTTACAATTCAGTTCATACGATGACACAAACGGTCCATATGAAGTCACCATTACCAATGCCAGTCCGGCTGTGTTGAAAGTATTAGCAACTGTTACTGATATTGCTACAAACGTTTGCACAACATCTCAAAATCATAAATTAAGAGTTGGCGATAAATTTATCCCAACATCAACAGCTAACGGATTTACATCAGGTACTACCTACTATATCATCAGTGTTCCTGAATATAACCAGTTTACTGTATCATTAACACCGGGCGGTAGTGTTGAAACATTAACCAACGGAGCTGGACTAACTATCAAAGGTGTTAAAACACACAAACTGTTAGAAAACTACACACTATCATTTACAACCACAGGCACATTACCCGCAGGCATAATACCAGTTGACACGTACTTTGTGCTCAGCAGTGGATTAACTGATACTGAATTCCAAATATCACTTACTAAAAACGGTTCAGCCATTAATACCAGCTCAGCTGGATCTGGTGTTCATTCTTATGAACAGCGAGGATTAACTAAAACCAACCTCAGAGAAAACTATGATTTTATCGATCTAACACTGTGGCAGCCTGGTGAATTTATCAGCTCAACTCCAACTGGCATTGAAGTCAGTGGTATAACTATAGCAAGTCCTGCAGTGATCAGCACAACACTGGCACATGGATTCAGTGCAGGTGATGTGATTAAATTCACAACATCGGCAACCTTAGTATTGTTACCAACAGGATTGAGTAAAAACTCTCATTATCATGTGTTAGCATCGGGGCTAACAGCCAACGATTTCCAAGTTAGTCTTGCTCCTGGCGGTGTCGCTGTTGATACATCAGGTGGATCATTTACAAACGCTAGGGTAGGCAAAGTCACAGGACGTCTCGGAGACTCAACATTTGCAGTAGTACCGGCAGGTGGTGGTTCTACCTCGAGAGTGGCCAACAGTAAATTAATGTTCAGAGGCGAAGAATATGTTATTACCTCATATGAAACAGAAAGCGTCACTGGCGAGGCCTATGCTAGGATAACACTGAGTCGGCCTTTGGTCCACAGTGTTATAGCCTATGAAGCTGTAACTACTCTGAAGGCAGCAGTTCCAATAAGAACCAACGGCGCTTTAGGTACACTGACTATTCGTATTGCATTGACTCGTGTTACAGGGCACGACTTATTAGAAATTGGTACTGGCTCTTATGCTGATACTAACTATCCTAGTGAAATATTTGGTGCTTCGGTAAATCCAATCAATGAAGATACTGAAACACAGGAACGAGATGTAGGTCGTGTTTTCTATGTGACCACTGATCAATATGGTAACTTTAAAGTAGGTCCGTATTTCAAGGTAGACCAGGGTACTGGTACAGTAACATTTTCATCAAGTATTGCTTTAAGCAACTTGGACGGTATTGGATTTAAACGAGGAGTTACTGTTTCAGAGTTCTCAGTGGATTCATCAATGGCGGAGCAACGAACAGATACTGTACCAACTGAAAATGCTGTTGCCATCCACGTTCAACGTAGGTTAGGCACGCTAGCAGATGGTAGCATACTCAGTGATGTTGGACAATTACTGCCTCCTGCTATCGGCGGATTCATGGCTCTTACCGGTGTGTTGCCTATGAAGGGCACAATGAATCTCAATAATAATAGAATACAAAACCTATCAGATCCAGTCAGCGCACAGGATGCAGTAAATCTTCGCAGTTTAACATTTGCTGGATTCCAGGATATCACTGTCACAGCAGCAAGATCTGCTGATATATTAACATTCACCGGTGCTGGAAACTTTGCACAGAACTCTACAATGATTGGTGATGTCAGCCTAAGTATAGATAGTACCGCTAATACCGTAGACGCACAGATCAATCCCGGTGTGATCATTGACGCTGATGTTAACGCATCAGCAGCCATCGATCATGCAAAATTAAATCTCGATAATGCTTATATAACATCTGCAGCCAGTATAACAGGAGTCACTGCCACAGGCAGCGGTTCAACAGCTACATTAACATTCACTGGTACGATTTCACCTGCACCATTCTCAGCAGGTCAACGAGTTGTAATCACAGGTATGAGCATAGCTGGATACAATGGTACCTATACTGTAGCATCCTGCAATACCACTACGTTGACTTACAGTTCAACCACAACTGGGGTGGCCACAGGTGGAGTGATAAGACCACTCAGGGGTGTTGCAAGTTTTAATAGTGCAGAATTTGATGCAAACAATGGTTGGATTAGTTTAAAGAGCGGCGGTACCGCTCTCAGTTCAATAACACCAATTGGGTCGTTGACTGTGTTAGGAAATAGTACCCTAGGCACTGCAAACGTAACAGCAGTTCCTTTCAGCACAGTTATAGACAGTGGTGCTGGTGTTAAAAAATCTCAGTATTCATCTACAGGATTCTTGCGTAGAACCAGCGGTGTAAGTTTCACTGCAGACGGTGATTTTGCCGTGGTAGAAGCTGCTGCAGGTTCTGCAGCTAGTCCAGAAGCCAGCAAGCTGGTAATTAGAGATTCGAATGGTGACTTCGGTGCTAGGAACGTTGATATCAGCCAATTAAAACTGGATAATCAAGTGGGGATTGATACAGCTACCACAGGCACTGGCGGATATATTCGTTATTATGGTTACAATACTGCTGGCGGTATATTGATACAAGATGGATCACTGGCAGCGGATAAGGCAACTGGTTACTGGAACAATGTACATAATTTCAAAACACAAAACGGTGCAGCCGATGCACCAATTACAGCATCCAGCGTTCAAGCACAGTCTATTACCTCAGGCGGTACTACTACAGCAGGTTCTATCACAGGCTACTGGAGTCTAAGTGCAGGCTCGAGATTACAGGCCACATATTCAGCGGACTTGGCAGAATATTATGAAGGCGATCGAGAATATGCTGTGGGCACTGTGTTGATATTCGGTGGCGACAAAGAAGTCACTATATCAAACTCACACATGGACGCTAGAGTAGCGGGTGTGGTTTCAGACAACGCAGCCTTTGCCATGTATGAAGCATGTCCAGGACTGAAAAACTTAGTGGCACTGCAGGGACGTGTGCCTTGTCGTGTAGTTGGAAAAATATCAAAAGGAGATCTGCTAGTGACATCGAACATAGCGGGTGTGGCTATATCAGCAGGCAGCGTGGCTAACGTTGGAACCATAGTTGGTAAAGCATTAGAAGCATATGATTCAGATCATATCGGAACAATTGAAATCGCAGTAGGGAGAACATAATGCCATTACCAAATCCAAATATAACTCCAGGTGCACCACCGCTAAGATGGGATAGAGTACTAGAGGCATTCACAAAGGTCAATGAAAACTTTGACAGTATCGCTGCTACTATAAGTGGTGGTGGTGGTGGACTATCTCCAATCAATTTTGACACATTGGATACCAATGTCAGCCCTACACTAGACAATACCTACAAACTAGGTGCACTGGGCACTAATAGATGGAAGTCAGTGTTTCTTGCAGAATATCAAGACACAGCAGCAGATTCAGCCAATGGCGTGTATATCGGTTCAGCACATATCAAAGGTATAGGATCACACATAGATTTACCAAACAATTCAACCATCAATGGCGAATTAATAAAACAACCTTACTTCAATGCCATACAGGTTGACAACGAACTAAGACTGGAAGCCACAGCTACATCAACTCCATTTGGCGAAACTGTGAACCTAAATTCAGGTACTAAAATACAGTTGGTGGTAAATTCCGCAGGTGATAGTATCACATTCAATAACACAGGTGTAACAGAACTAGCAGGTACAGCAGGACAGATTGGTGTTAGTGCCACCACAGGAAATATCACACTGACCAATCTCGGTGTGTTGTCATTGACCAGTGTTACTGCATTGCCCGCAGGTAGAACTGAAGGTGCAGGTATTAATATTAATGCCAGCACAGGCAGCGGCATCAAAGTAACCAACACTGGTGTGTTGAGTATTGTAGCTGGTTCTGCAGCATTGATTGTGAACACAGATGCTGCAACTGGGGTGGTCACTATCACTAATGCAGCACCAGCTGGTAACACATTTGGTTCTATCATAGTCGCAGGTGACACATCATTCCCAATAGTGGCCAACAGTCCAGGTGCTAACTTTAAAGTAAACGGCGGCGAAGGTATCACACTTACCAAAGACACTACCACAGATACTCTAACCATTACAGTGAATCCAGTGTTTGATCTACGAGGTAGTGTATTTGCTGATGATTCAACTGTGTTGGTAGATGCTGTAAGCGGAGTGCTCCGAGGAAACTTCATAGGTTCTGTGTTCGCAGATGATAGTACAACTATTATTGATGGGGCTACTGCTACAGTCTACGGTGCCATAGAAGCCACCACATTAAGAACAGCAGAAACAAAAATTGCATTGGGTCAAGGCGCTGGCGAAACGCAGCTCACAGGAGCAGTGGCTATTGGTAGTTCCGCCGGTAATACAAGTCAAGGTCAATTTGCTACTGCTATCGGATTTGGTGCTGGGGCTAGCAGTCAGTCTACAAGTGCAATAGCTATTGGTTCTAGTGCTGGTGCATTCTCACAACTCAGTAATGCTATAGCTATTGGACCATTTGCTGGTAGTTCAGATCAAGGTACTTCGGCCGTGGCTATCGGCGCCAATGCTGGTAGTAACACACAGGGTGCCTATGCGATTGCCATAGGAAGTGGTGCTGGTCAAAATACTCAGCCTGCAGGTAGCATAGTGATTAATGCAAGTGGTGTTCCATTAGATGGTTCAGCAGCAGGTTTTTTTGTAGATCCTATACGCTCAACTGCCACAGCTACTGGTCCAGTGATGTACAACCCAACTACAAAAGAATTATTTTATAACACAGTTTTAGAATTTGCAGGCAGCATGATATCAACTAATGATTCATCAGGTATCACTGTGGATGTGTTGACCACATTCAACTCAGATGTTGCTGTTGAAAATGAATTAACAGTTGGAGGCAGCAGAATTATTAATTTAGGCCAACTGCAGGCCATAGTTGCAGCCAGCACCAGCTTTGCTGACTTCCAAACAAGAATAGCAGCATTGGTATAACGGAGCGATAAATGGCAAAACAGAATATCAACGTAGGTACAACAGCAAACGATAAAAAAGGCGATAGTCTACGAGCTGCCTTTGTAAAAGTAAATGCAAACTTCACTGAACTTTACGCAGCATTAGGTTTAACTGATGTCACATTAAACTTAGGTGCGTTTACATTTACCGGTAGTACAATGAGCACTGATGACAGTACTAACATTGTCATTGACAGACCAATCACAGTCAACGGTGAAATTACAGTAGACGGAGACATTGTTCCTAAAACCAATCTAGGTGCTAGTCTTGGTACACCAACTAAACAATTCAAAAGTTTGTATGTCAGCAACAACACAATTTTCATCGGAGGTTTTCCGATAAGTGTTGACGGATCTGGAAACCTAGTTGTCAACAACGGTGTCGGTGGTGGTGAATTTTCCAACTTGACTGTAGCTAATACTTTTGAAGTGGAAGGCACTTTAGAAATTACAAAAAACAATAGAGAAGGTACAGTTGCGCTGTCAGTTACCAGTTCTTTTGATACTGGTAGGCTTGGTGCGGGACAGTTAGTATTTGAAGGAAATCATCCAACCTACGGTATTATTCCATCCAATGACGATAGCTATTCTTTAGGTAATCCAGCATTTGGATGGAGCACTGTTTATACTCACCGTGTTGATTTTGCTAATGGCACACAGCAAAATTCCGCAGGAGTTGAAATCTATGACGCCAACACCTCCAGTCCCTATGTTGTTTTTCCTGTTATCACTGGTGGCGATCAATTACAGATCGTTGGAGCAGAAGTTAGTTCAATTTCAGGCAGTCTTGCACTTACTTCACAGGACAACCTTAACATAATATCAAACGGTTCTGGCGCTATTCCTGGCGGGTCAAAAACTTGGACATTTGGTGACAACGGTAGTTTAACCATACCAGGCGATATCCGCAGTGACAGCAACATCAACATTGAGATCAACTTGAGTGATTCAACTCTACGCCGTTGGCAGTTTGGTGAAGATGGAGCACTAACATTACCACCAGGTGGCACTATACTTACCAGTTCAGGTCTACCTTTTGTGTATGGTATAACCAGCATCAGCTCATCAGTTGCTACTGGAGTTTATAATGATGCCAGTGGTGATTATCAATACGGAACACTGAGCTATGACTATGCGGTCAACGGTGTAACATCCGGTGGGTTCAGTATAGAATATTCTCGACCACTGGTAGGTGGTAATGTGGACATCCATGTTGGCAATACCATTGTCAACGGTGATTTAACCTTATCAGGTGATATCAAGAGTGACAGCAACATCAACATTGACATCAACTTGTCAGACTCAACACTGCGTAGATGGCAGTTTGGTGAAGATGGGGTATTGACAACTCCTGGAGCCATTGAGGTTGCATCAGCGACTGCTACTATACGATTAGTAGACAACCAAATAGGGATAGTTGCCACAGCCTCGCAATCACCACACCTTATACTAAAAGGTTCAGATACATATGGCGGAGATGTTTATCTTTACGGTGGTACAAAAAGCGGAGGCAGTTTGTGGGGCGGGAATATTATATTGTCTCCAGAAACTAACGACGGGGGCACCTACGGCGAAACATTTATAAAAAAATCGTGGAGGGCAAACTCCGATGCTTGGAAGTTTTCTAGAGACGGTGTATTCTCCCTACCTCCAGGCGGAACACTACAATTCCCAAATGCAACAGTTCAGACCACAGCCTGGGCAGGTATTCCCGGACCATACTCAGATGATTCTGCGGCGGCTGCGGCAGGTGTTGCTGTTGGTTATCCTTATCATAAAACAGGGTTCAGCGGCCAGGTATTTGTGAGATTAAGCTAACGGTAAATATACTAAAGAGAGCGTGACATGACTATACAAACAATTAATATCGGCAATGTGGTAAATGATGGCCTAGGTGATGATCTACGCACGGCATTCCAGAAAGTAAATGCCAACTTCTCAGATCTAGGCACACAGTTAACTATTACTGGTGCTAACATGGGCGGAGTGGGCACAGGCATATTCAAACAAAAAACTGGTGCCACCCTGGAATTCAAAAGTTTAGTTTCTGGCAGAGAAATCGCCATAGACGAATTCACAGATACCATCAGAATCCGTTCTACCGCTCCAGATGCATTCACACAGATCACTACCAATGCTGGCACAGTTACTGCCACTACATATCCTGCACTAACACTGCAAGGTGGTCCAGATATCGATGTCACGGCATTTGGTTCTGCCATAACTGTGAACACTATGATTCCAGTGACCAGCATACTAACCACATTTGATTTTGGCTATGTCACTGGCGAGCTGGACTATACCACACAACTAGCATTAGCCGCTGCTAACATAGATTTTGGTACTATTACACTAGAAGGTGAATTGAATCTAGACTGCGGTACCCTTAGTTAAGGAAGTTCAATGATAACGTGGCAAACACCCGCAGGCAGTTTAGGGATACTCACAGAACGTGAACTCCAGGCCATTGAGATACAGGCCACTTCTGATGTTGGTCCAATCACTTATTCCTTAATCGCAGGTTCTCTACCCAGGGGTCTTAGACTCACCAGCGAATACACCTACGACAGCACACAGACCAGCGGATACATCAAAGGCTCTGCTGTGGAAGTTAAACGATATACCGAAAGCAGATTTGTGATCAGAGCTGATGATGGTGAAGATCTTGAAGACCGTACTTTCAGTCTAGCTGTTGATGGTTCAGACATTCCGGCTTGGATCACTCGTGAAGGATTTTTAAATGTAGGTGAAGAAGCTGCTTACTTTGTGTTAGACAATGCTGGTGTTAATTTTCAACTAGAAGCTTCAGATACAGATTTCACAGCCGGTGACACCCTGGAATATTATCTCATGCCCATGGGAGGTCAATTACCTCCGGGCTTGTCCTTGAGTCGATCTGGTTTGATATCGGGGTACACTGATCCTATCTTTGCTCTAGAATACAACGGATTCCCCAATGGTGGCTACGACACAGCACCATTAGATGTTACTCCTTTAGATTTCGTAGAATTAAGATCCAACGGTTTCGACAGTTACTTCTTTGATAATGTAACCTATGACTATTCAGAAGCCAGCAGAGTACCCAGACGTCTAAGTCGCATATACACATTTGCTGTGGCTGTCACTGACGGTGTGAACGCAGTATCAAGAGTGTTTAAGATATATGTGGTCACTGAAGAATTTCTACAAGCAGACAACAGTATAGTACCTGTTGATACCAATCTATTCCAAGCCAGTTCATCCAGTGCTAGAAAACCGCTGTGGATTACAAATTCTTATCTAGGACGCTTCCGAGCCAATAACTATGTGACAATATTTTTAGATGTATATGATCCTCCCACACTCAGCGGAACTATAACATATTTCCTATTACCTACCAATCCAGATGCCACAGTCAGTACATTGCCTCCAGGCATGGCATTAGATTCTATCACTGGTGAAATCGCAGGACGTGTACCATATCAAGCAGCAGTAACCAAACAGTATAAATTTACCATGATGGCTGTGAACTTCCCAGCCACATTGGCCCTTACCACTTATACTTTTAAAGGTGATTGGAACTCTGGCGTTACTTATCAAGTCAACGAAGCTGTGAGATATCTAGGTTTCATTTATACTGCCACTGCTAGAAACAGAGCTAAAGTTCCCAGCGACGATTCAGATTTTTGGTTCAAAGGTGTTTCTACCGCAGACAAAACATTCACGGTAGATATCATTGGCGAGATTGAAAGTGCAGTTGAATGGATCACTGACAGTGATCGTGGCACTATAAAACCTAACCAACCCAGTCAACTATTTGTGCAGGCTCGTAGTTTATTATACGGCGGACGTATTGCCTACGATCTAGTAAGTGGTGAATTACCGCCCGGATTAAATTTTTTAGCCACTGGCGATATCGAAGGTAAGGTTAGACAGATAGCAGATGATAACGGTCCAGGATTAACTAGATTCTTTGAAAGAACTGATAGCCTAGCACCTGTAGAAGACAGTTCCACACTGTCAAGAGATTACACAGGTATTTTCGATGGCGGAGTAACAACCTTTGATAAAAAATACGTGTTTACTATACGAGCTCGAGATGCAGCAAATTTTGCAGAAAGTCTAAGAACTTTTTATATTACTGTGATATCTGACAATACTAAAATATTTGCTAATCTTTATCTACAGGCATTCCAAAGCAAGAGCAAGAGATTGGCATGGTATAATTTTATCACAGATGTCAGCATATTCAAACCTTCAGATATCTATAGATATGGTGATCCAAACTTTGGCATACAAACAGATCTTAAAATGTTAGTCTATGCAGGCATTGAAAGTGTAGAAGCAGTAAAATATATACAGGCAATGAGTCGTAATCATTATCGTAAAAGACTACTGTTTGGTGATATACGTATTTCCGAAGGCAAAGATCCTGTAACACAAGAAACTTTATACGAAGCTGTCTATGTGAATGTCATAGACGAATACGAAAAAAATGGCAAGAGTATCAGATCCACTGTAGAATTAGATGACGACATAAAGAGCAAGGTACTGATAAGTTACGATGCTATCAAAGTGGACAGCGATATTCCTTTTGTCAGCGATTCAGACCATCAACGAATATTTCCTAACAGTGTCAAAAACATGAGAGCAAGAATCAACGATCTAGGAGATCGTGACCGTGAATTTTTACCTTTATGGATGCGAAGTATACAGGCTCAAACAACTTATGAACCAGGATACAGCAAAGCTCTTATACTGTGTTTTGTAAAACCTGGAAAATCAGCAGACATGTTGGCTAGAATCAAGGCCGCAAATTTTGATTTCAAAACCATAGATTTTGTAGCAGATCGCTACCTGATTGATATTATTGATGGTCAGATAGAAGATAAATACCTTGCATTCCCGCAACGTGGAGAAAAATTACCGTGACAATTACAACCAGCAGTTCAATTAATTCAAATATAAATGACAACTTCCCTGTAGCAGGGCAGGACAATGACACACAGGTATTTAGAGACAACTTTAATACCATTAAAACCAGCCTAGCTGCTGCCAAAAACGAAATCAATGAGATTTTAGGTGCTGCTGCTAGAGTAGACAACGACAACGATTTTGGATTAAATGTTATTCAAAATGCTGTGTTACAATACAATAGAGAACAAAAATGGAACGGCGGTGCTCCATCAGTGAGCCCAATATCCATAGATTTTGAAAATGGCTCTTATCAGATCTATATCATCAATCACACAGCTACCATGCAGTTTACACAGTTTCCTGGTGATCCAGCATATTCTGCTGAAGTTACACCAATTGGTGTAGGTAAAGTTACATTGGAACTATACAGTGACGGCTCCCCAAGAGTGCTAAGTTTTTCAACATCAGCAGGCACAGTTATCAAGAAAGATGCAAGTTTTCCTGCAGTTTTGACACTGACTTCTGCAACAAATCCAGTGTTTATTGAAGTTTGGCGACACAGCCTCAGCACTATCTACATGCGCTATCTAGGCCAATTTGCATAATGTTCCATCCTTTTGAAGGTGATATTACTCAACTCAAAGATTCTGAAGTGGAAGAAAAACTGTTTGAATTGAATAAAAAATACTTCGCAGCCTACCGTTTAGGTAAACCAGAACTGTTGACACAGCTCGCAACTTTTGTTACAATATATAAAGACGAAATGACTCGTAGAAATTCGTTGCGTATGAAAGGACAATTAGATGGCGATTTGGATCAACTGATCAATGTGGACTGAAACAAACACTGAACAACAACT